TAGACATCCAAGGAATGCCCCTAGTTTGTCCTGGTCTTTCTATTCTATATAAATGTATTACATCTTTAGCATCTACTAAAACGTGCTTATCTTTAGTAGTAGGAGTTTGAACAAATAAACTATCACCAGGATGTCTACTGAAAAATGCATATTTAATAGGTCTTTGCCATTCATTAACTAATACACCCATCCTCCATTCTTGGTTTTTATTAGTAGATTTGCCTGTATAATCAACATCACACATATCAGCTTCTAATACTTCTAACGCTAAAGGTACAGTAGACCTACCAAACTTTTTACCTCTAATAATTCTTATAAAACATTCTCCATCTTGTACCATGCTATGAACAGCTAAACGTGTTATATCGTCAAAACATAAACGCCCTGCTACATCACAACTATCTTTATAACCCCATTCCTTAAAAGTTCTTTCAACTGTACTATTCATCTTTGTATCTAATTTCCCACCTCTTTGCATCCTTATCTGGGATTGCAATTTAACACCTGTACCAACAATGTTATCAACTATTGTTCTAACAGCCTGTTTACAATAATCAACATCATTAACAAGTTGCCTTGATCCATTTCTCAACCTTTTTATGTCACCTTTTAATGCACTATCAGCACTATTAGTAGTTCTTACCCACCCACTTGTTAAGTTATCTAATTTTGCACCTGCAAATGTTCTTTTTTTTACTGGTCGTGGGTTAGATTTCCAAAGTTCACGCCATGCTGTTTTAATTCCCATTAGTTAAACCTCACTAACATTTTATGTGGATTACCTTGACCATTTCTTATTAATTCTGCTTTTTGTTCTCTCTTAAGTTCAAATTTTAACCTACTTTCTAATGCTGTTAAATCTGATAACTCACATTTCTTTAAACTACGGCCACCGATAGAATATTCTTTTACAGCACCGCCACTTATTAAAGTTCTTATAGCAGATTGTACAGCCTCTAGGTCTTGTTGAATTTGTGACTTGCCTTGGATAGAGCTAACACTTCCTGTATATACAAGACTTTGTAAAACTTTTAGTGATCCGCTACCTACGTCATATTTTAAAGCACCTTTCGTTGCTTCTGCTTGCCAAAAATAATCACCTGCTGATATTGGTGCGGTATTACTAGCAGTAACATCAAACTGCCATCCTGTCCCATAGGTACTACCAACAACAGTAATGCCACTAGCACTATTTGTTCTAATGTAATATGTTAATGCCCATGAATCAGTACTTTGTATAGCATCACCATATGGATCAACTAAACTATCTTCTCTCCAAGTCCATGTACTACCCGACCTTAAACTTTTAGGAATGTTCATAAATAACTACCAATTTGTAACATAAGAAGGTTTTTGTGGCTTCTTTCTTGATCTTAGCGTGTTTTTTGTATTTAAATTAGTGTTATTTAACAACTTTTTAGCGTAATTAGTGAAAAATAAGCCCTTTGGAACCGTTTTTAAGAGCAAATAGTACATTGCAAAGGCATATACGCAACAATCCAGCTTTTCTACATCCTGATTTGGTTTTTTTACATATGTACTAACTGGATAACCTTTATTATTTGTTTTTTGTGTTCTATATTCGCCCGTCAACTCTTTAAAGTATTCTTCAGTTGTTTCTGCGTGGAAATGAATTTTTTCTTTAGATTTGATTTTACTAAAGATCTTATCTTTAATATCCTCTGAATTTATTATATACACTATACCAGATTTTTTCCTAATTCTGCCACTATAGTTAATATCCACCTTGCTGCCTTTTCCAATTATAGGAACACCACTTCTGCTACTACCTTTAATAGCAATTACACCCTGTCCCCTACGTTTTGTGCAATAATCATAAACTGATTGTGTAGCCAAACCGCCAGAGTCCACCGCACAACCGCTAATTTTTAATTTACCACCGTCAGGATGGTCAAATGTTTGAGTTAACAATACATCTAACCCTTTCCATACCTCACCCTGATTAGGATCACCATAAATAATATTATGGTCTATTAAATACATCTGTTCACCAATACCCGAAGGATCAGCGGCAAAACCCCAACAACTAACTTCTAATCTTTGTGTAGCTGATCCCATGCCACCCTGCACATCAACACCAAGACATAAACAAACAACATCTTTAGGGATTTCACCAGGTAAATAATTTTCTCTTGTTTCTAATAATGCTTCTGCATTTAACTTAGATTGATATTCAAAAGAAAATGTTTCTGCTTTTCTTGTATTAGTCCATGTACGCATTAATGCAGGGTCATCTTTAGCTTTTAAAAATTCATCTACCATTTCAGCCCAAGAAAACCAACCTAAAGGGCTATTTAATCCATTTAACCAAAATCCAGCGGTTTTTCCTGCATTTTCTGGTTTTGTTGCCCTCCATTCTCCTTTGCGTAACATTGTGGTCTTTGCAGTTTCATCAAATTGCTTATTACATACTTCACATTCATATTTAACAGTATTAGGGTCTTTATCTTTCCATCTAAGCTGGTCAAACTTTAAAACTTGAAAAGCACCGCAACAAGGCGCTGGCAAAAAATATTTTCTTTGGTCACTAGCCTCATATTCAGCTTCTATTCTTGAAAAATCTTTAATTGTAGGTGTAGATGTTAATAGTATTTTTCTTTTAGTAAATGTAGAAGCACGTTTTTCTGCTAATGCAACTGGATCACCTTCACCATCAACATCACCAGGGTATGCGTCAACTTCATCTAATCCAATATATTTAGCTGGCATTGATCTAAGTGATGCAGCGCTATTACTTCCACCAATGGCAAGAAAACCACCAGGAAATGTTTTAGCAAATTGACTATTTCCACTATCTCGACTCCTAGGAGGTGGGATCTTTTCAGCCAAACATGGAGTTTCCTGTAACATTGGCTCCAGTCTTTGCTTGCTCAGTCGTTGAGCCATCGATAAACTTGGCTGAATTAACAACATGGGAGCAGGTGAATAATCAATACAATAGGAGACCCAATTTAACATTGTTTCACTTTTGCCAGTTTGTGCAGCAAACATTAAAACAACCCTTTGAATAGGACTATCTGTTGATAATTCTTGCATAGGTTCACGCATAAAAGGCGCTCGATCCGTCCTATATTTCCCAGGCTCACTAGAGCCACGACTAGAAAGCACTCTATGTTGATCAGCCCATTCATCAACAGTTAACTTAGGCTGTGGCCTTAAACCGTCTAAAAACCCCTTTTCCCAAGCGTTCATACCTTCACTAACTCCTCTAACGCTGTTCTATGTTCTTCAGTTAACAACTTATGTATTATTTGTGCATCAGTTTCACCTGCTATTTGATTTGCTAAACGATCAGCAAGGTTTGTTAACTTCTCCCTTATAGCTCTACCCATTTCAAAACTGCTTTTAGTTATGTCAGAAACAAGTATTAGCTCTTCTTTTTTTTGTTCTACGTCTAAACGTGCTAATTCTGCTAAAAAATGCTCTCTTTTAGCCTTACTTTCTCCATAACTAGGTATTTCATCAATTGATTTTGCATCTATTTCTTCTTTTAACTGTTTTTTTACAGTTGTATCTTTACTAGGTGATGCTTGTAAATCCCATAATCTAAATGCCTCCTCTTTGTTAACCTTCTTTTTTCCATTATGGTTAACAATTGCACCGTCAAGTTTACCAGACTTAACTTTCTTTGTAACCGCAGCCCTAGACACGTTTTTAAAGGCTGCTAATTCTGCCATTGTTATAAACATAATCTAAATTTGTAAACCTTACCTATTATAATAGTTAACTTGTTAACCCCCTGCAAAACTCCACGCTAAAAAATTTCGGAGCGTTAGAACGACCA